CAGTTACAGTTAAGGTTGACGATGTAAAAACTACAGTATCTAACAAAAACAACAGCAACAAGGGTAACACCGAAAAGAAAGAAGATACTAAGTCAAATACATCTTCAAAGAAAGACAACTCTTCAAAGACAAATACATCTGATAACGACAAGAAGCCAGCTAAGCCAAGCAACTCTTCAAGTAATAATCAGAAGCCAGCGAAGCCAAGTGAGTCATCAAAGGCTGAAACGACAGCTAAGAAATATAAGTACTATAAGCATCACGATGCTGTGACAAAATATCACCCTGCAGTGACAAAAAAGCATGACAGAGAGTGGGTTGTAACTGGTACTCACGAGGAACCAGTATATAAGACAAAATGGGTGAATGTTTGTAATAACTGTGGTATGGTAATGACAGATGACAACCAGGAAGAACACCTTACTTGGGAATTGGAAACAAACGGTGCAGGTGCTTATCACGCTGAAAAGCGACAGATTCAGGTAGGCACAAAGACAGTAGAAGACGGTCATTGGAAAGAAGCATACACAGAAGTTATTACTCCAGATTGGACCGAAACAATCACCCCAGCTTACGACGAGGAAGTATCTGAAAATGATCACTGGGATAAGAAAGTTCTTATCAACTAAGCGTATCGGTATTAATTTGATAGCAAGTATAAATCCTTAAAATAATTATTGGGAAGAGAGGGTTCTTTATGAACCCTCTTTTTCTATGCTAAAAAAATAAATATTATACTAAAGAAAGTATTCAATTTAATTATAATATATGGTAAAATATAATAAAATAAAAGGAAAGGTTGTAGAGTATATGGATATTGGAGTACTACTATTTATCTGTTCGGTAGTAGTAGGTTTACTGGTTGTGATTTATATGTGGTACACTTTTTAATAGAAAAGTAATCATATTTAAAATAGAAAAGAGGTATTAAGATGACAATATGTAGTTTTGTAGGTGATGAGTATTTAAAGAATATTTTTCATCTATCAGCTGAGGAAGCGGTAAAGCACCCTGACTATGATAAATACATAAGGGTATTATCAAAAGCAATCAAGGACGAAGAAATTTCTATAACGACAGTAGAATCTCACCTGATAGGTATAGCAATGACTTCAACCCTAAGAAGAAAAATTATACAGGACTTAAAGGAGGTATTTTAATGAAAATCAGAGATATTAAAAAGGCAAGACTTGAACATAGAAGTGTTTACTGTATTGATAAAGACACTTCTGATGTATTAAGATGTAGTGTAGGTTTATTCGGTTCTTTTGATTCCCAATTCGATGTAGAACTTACACCTGAATATAACGAGTCAACCAAAGAATGTATTCATAGAAGATGGTTTGACATAGCACCAGAAAATGTTTATGCTACTGTTGAAGAGGCTTTTAAAGCAGTAGGGTAAAATGAGAAATACTTGTAGGGGATGAAGTATAATGTTAATTGAGAACAAAAATATAGAGGATAGTTATGGTATGGGAATGCTTTGTAATCAACAAAATAAAAAATCTTTTGTGTTACGATGTAATAAATTTTAAAAATATATTATCTTGTTGCTTTGAAAATCGGCAGGCAAACTAAAATGACTGCAAGTTTGACAGTAAGTTTGACTGCATTTTATCTTGTTTTAACTTAATTCAAAATTACTCAACTGAATTTTTGAAATCTCAAAAACCCAGTGTTTAAGCCACTTTTAAGGCGTTTTAAGTAATTTTGGCAAAAAATAAAAGGCGGTTAAAAAACCACCTTTTTGGTCGAGGTGACAGGACTTGAACCTGCGGCATCTTGGTCCCAAACCACTTAATAAACGTGTTAAAAACTTAGTGTTTATCGGACTTTTTAAGTTCAGTTGCCTAACATTTGCCTTGCATTTATTTTTAGCTTATTTTACGATTGAGAAAATCATCAAGTTTTTTCGCAGGTGCTTCAGTATCATCTTGCATTAAATGCGTGTAAATGTTCAAGGTGGTTTCGGGTTTGGTATGCCCTAACTGGTGTTGAATGTAGAGAATATCATAGCCCGAATAGAAAAGATTTGTTGCGTGGGTGTGTCTAAGACAATGAGCTGTAAACGGTTCTATGACCTGCGGAATACCGTCGGGGCAGTATTTACTGCGTGGAGCAATGCCGACAATTTTGCCTTGCTGTGAATTGAATGCTTCGAGGTTTAGGCAATTGATGTAACTCTCCCACAATCTCCGCCACGCTGAATTTGTCATAAGTTTGCCTTTGGTGGTTGTGACTACATAATCAAATGGGGAGTGGGGTGCAAGGCTTTTCAGATAGTCTGACAGAACGGTCGGAATATCAACCTTGCGGACACCTGCTTCTGTTTTCGCTCCTGCTTTTATGTAAGAATTGTTTCCGTCAAGAACCAAAGTCTGATGAACATTTATTTTGTTGCGTTTCAAGTCAATATCTGCCCATTGCAAGCCGAGGCATTCACCTCTTCGTAGTCCTGCAAGCAACATAATCATTGCCGGCAATCTTCCTCTGTGCGGAGTGTTGATTATTAGCTTTTGCTCTTCGGGTGACAAAGCTCTGCGCTCTTTCTTTTTTGCCGCATTCTTAGATATTTTGACATATTTCAGTGGGTTGAAGTCGATAGCTCGGTTTTCAATAGCGTACTCAAACACTCGGCTTGCAGTTGCGATGAACTCTTTCAGCGACTTTTTCGCTGTTGGTTTGCCTGTTGTAGGGTTCTTAGCGGCTAAGTCAAACACGATTTCCTGAAAATCGGCAATTGTCAGCTTGTTGATTTTACAATGCTCAAGTTCTGCAAAATGTTTGAGATACCGTTCAAGCGTTTTGTATTGTTGCGGTGTTTGCAGTGACCTCTGAACTGACAGCCAGCGTTTTTTCCAACAGCCGTATGTATCATCGGAAGAGATGTCTATGCCTTTGCCGAGTTTTTGTTTTAATTCGGCGGCAAGCGTTTCAACCTCTCTTCGTGATGTGCCGCATACGGATTTGTACTTTCGTTTACCGTTTTCATCCCGACCGATATAGATGTTCTTCTGATAGCGACCGTCTTTTCGTTTTTTCATAATGTAATACACTCCTTTTGTTTTAAAAAGGGTGCAAAAATCCCCTGATATTCAATGCTTGAAAATTTCAGGGGATTGTGGTACAATATCATTGCTTTTAGTAGTATCACTGCACCCTCCGTGTGGTGGTTTCCGCTCTGACTTGCGCCAACAGGTCAGGGCGGTTTTTATTTTTATTTTAATTTTTATTTGCTATGAGCATTTTAACCTTTGCATTATAACTTACTTTATCGTTCTCATCGTAATGTTCACCAATTGTAAAATCGTTAATGCCAAGAATTCGCTCTTGATTTTCTTTAACAAAAGCTACATCTTCTATATGGAGATTGCCGACATCTAAACCGTTGACAAGCACCTTGATTGCAGGCTCGCCTTTATAATCGTATTCCTGTAACTGCACATTAAGCACTTTGCCTGCTTTTTTGTCGGTTTTGAGTTGTTTAAGTAACTTCTGCCTGCCCTGAAAGGTAACACCTGCAACTTTAAAAACTTTCGTGTGCGACTTGCCCGATTCCGGTTGCATCGCAGGAGTTTTTACCTCTGATTTTGGCTTTTTAAATAATTTTGATAATAATCCCATAATAACCTCCTCATTGACACATAATGTCAAATATTATATAATAATATTCGAGGAGTTCCTACTTCTCTAATCCTTATTTTGACCGCTCACAGTTCCCGCTGTGGGGGGTTTTTCTTTTTGTTGATAAAATCTGCAAATTGTTCTTTCACCTGTCTTTCAAGAGGGTGCAGATAAAAGGCGTTTCTGCGTTCGAGCTCTGCCATTCGTTCAGCCCTGTAGGTTGCCGCCTCAAAGCTAATGTCACATAAATTTGCAATTGCAGCGGCATTTGTTGCGTGTAGCTCATGGAGTACGCAAGCCGGAGCCAACAAATCTCGAGCAAATACATTTGCTGAATGTTCGGCATCGTCGGTTGTTGCAAATCCGTTGCCGTTTTCCTTAAACAAGTGACCTAAAAATATATGACCGAGTTCATGCGCAATTGTAAATCTACATCGCTGAGGGGATTGCTCATCAGCATAGACGATGTACAACTTATCATCTTGCATCAAAGTTATTCCACTCTCATTTTGGTGTAGCAGATTGACCGCCGAATTTTTTAATAAAACAATGTCGGTTTGATTAGCTATTCGGCTTACCTTAACATGTAGGCTATCTATATTATAATCAATCAAACATTGCCAAGAGGCATTGCGTGCCTGTTTGTATTTACCATAATTCAAGTTTTACCACCTCGTAGGTATTGTAACCTATGAGGTGTTTTTTATTATGTAATGCTTATAAGTCTGTATCGTCAGGCTCAAACTTACTGAGATCAGGAAGATTAACTATTTCAATAGGTTGATTGTTGCCGTCACTTCGTGCGGCTTTAACCGTTGGTATCAAAATTTCATCTTCCACACCAAGCAATTTATCAACCGCAGGTTGCATATCAACTTTATTACGATAAGCAATCATAACTTTCTTTTCGTGAGCACTTAGAGAGAAATCGTTATGTTCTTCAATTTTTGATCTATTAGGCGATATATCAAAACCCATTAGCCAAGCTTCATTTACATTTAATGCAAGACCAAGAATAAACAATTTATTTTGTCCGGGTTCAACTTTTCCACTAACATACTGACTTAAATCGTTTTTGTTTAATTTAACACCGTATGCTTCGCAAAAAGGCTTTGCCATATTTAGAATATCAATTTGCTTCAGATTTCTTTCTGACATTATTTGCTTTAATCGGTACGAGGTACTGTATTTTTTCAACTGTATCGCCTCTCTTTGTTTGAATTGTAACACAACTTGAACAAAAGTTCAATAGTTTAATGAAAAAAAGTTCAATTTTTTTGAATTTTAGTATTGACAAGCAAAATATAATGTGTTAAATTGTAATTGTTCAAAGATATTGAACTCCAAGGAGGTGATTTAATGCCATTTGATTACAGTAAGTTAGAGGGATTAGTTAAAGAAAAGTGCCGTACACGCATGAACTTTGCAAAAGAAATGGGGCTGTCAGAACGTAGTATATCTTTAAAAATGAACGGCAAAGTACAATGGAAGCAGAGTGAAATTTGTAAAGCGTGTACGATTTTGCAAATTGACAATGCAAACATACCAGAATATTTTTTTAATTTAGAGGTTCAATTGCATTGAACATTGCCGCCTTATTATCTCAGAAAGGAATGATAAAAATGGATTTAAAGCCGTGTCGGGTTTGTGGTCGGAAACCGATAATTGAACATTGGAGCAGTGGCGGAATAATGTATATGGTTAAATGTAATAACCCTGATTGTCCTGTCCCTGTGAATAGCTATCCGACAGGAAGAAATTTAAACGATGTAGAAGATGAATGGAACAAGAGGTCTGATAATGACAAACTTTGAAAAAATCGGCACTTGTACGATCAATATAGATTTGAGGTGAAGAAGATGAATGAATTAAAAAAAATCCCTACCGCTCAGTTGGTAGAAGAGCTGAGCAATAGGGAAGATGTAGATAGTTATACAACCACCGAATCGTATGGTGTATTACACAAAGCAAAGAATGTGGATAAAAGATATCCTGTGGGAACAGTTGTGTTGTTTGTTAATCCACAGGGTAGGTGTTCTGAGTGATGTATTTAATATAGTCTCTGTAAAAATCATCAAAAGCAACAATTGTATTATCATCGGCATTTTTTTCAAGATAATCAAGCATTACAAATTTGCAAACGCTCTCAGGAAAATTATTGTCGGCGATTATGTCATTAGCTGTGTTGTATGTAACATCACTACCGATAACAACTTGTTTGCTTAACCATTTTTTAAAGCTCAGCACAATGCACACCTCACTTTCATTATATAGTGTAATGAATTGCGGTTCATCACTACATATAGTATATCATAGAAAGTTGGTGAAATCAATGCACATCAATGAATTTGCTGAAATCTTGCTTAAAAGCAGGAAACAGAAAGGTCTTTCACAAAGTGAGCTTGCTAAGAAATCGGGCTTTACTAAAAGAGCTATTCAGTATTGGGAAAAAGGCAAAAAGAGCATTTCTCTTGAAAATGCCGACAGGCTCTTAACGGCTTTGAGTGTAGAAATCAAGATAGGTAAAACAGAAATCAGGTGAGAAAATGGCAAAACTTAAACTTATTGACACAAAGGACAAGTTCCTTCTTGAAATTGACGGAACAGAAATTCCGTATGTTACAAGCTATCAGATAACACGAACGGTCAGCGAGGTTGTACTGCTCAAACTGGCACTCAGCGTTGCTGATGTTGAATCAGTCGAAATCGTTTCAGACAAAATTACCAACGAAAAATAGGAGGTGTACATATGCCGAGAGAAAGACCTATCATCAATTGGGATGAAGTGCCGGTGATAATTGATGTGCCGTATGTGGCACGGTTGCTTGCACTTAATGTTGATTACACAACACGGCTCGCACAAAGGGGCATTCTTCCTGCCCACAAAATCGGAAAGCTTTGGCGATTTGATAAGGAAGAAATCAGACAATACATAAAGGAGCATTAACAATGTGGTTAAGAAACTATCCGACACGCAGAAAACTGCTCAAAGATGTGGAAAACCTCAGAGCAGAGAACAGACATCTCAGCATTGAACTGAGAAACGCAAGAACAGATCTTGCCCTTGAGAAAACAGCGTCAAGCGGTTATAGGCACGAAAACCGAGAGCTAAAACGCAAGCTCAAAGTACTTGAAACGCCTAAATCCGATTTCTTCGGTTTTGAATGTGTGGGGGTGAAGAAATGAGCAATAAAAAAAGTGCCTGTGACACTGCAAATGCCACAAGCACAAAGAACAATAAACCTGATTCAATTATATCCTCTGCAACAGAAAAAATCAAGTTGTGCAACAAAAAAAATCTTAAAGACCATAAATCTAAAGCAATTCTTGAGCCGGTAAAGAAAATGCTCTGCGAATTTTCGGCGCAGAACGAGGAATTTGCAAGAGCCGTTACGGCTGCAAAAAACCTTGAAAACCTGATTGACGAAGTGGGAAAGAAGCTCCCCGCTGCAGTTTCCGACCTTGATGTGTATCAGCAGATTGTCGGTAAGATTTTCCCCGGAGCAAAGGTTACTTTCACAATGCAGATACATATGTCTGAATACGAACTTGAAGAACCTAATGTCGCAGAGCAGAAAACGGATCCGGTAACTCTTGATCTCGGCAATCTTATAGATTGGTAGGTGTCAGCATGATTAAAAATCCTGACAGCCTGCTTAATAAGATTCCTGACCTGACAGATGAACATGAAAAGCAGATAGCAATGTACTTTCCGCAGTATGCTTTCTACGAAAATAAAAGCAAAAGAACCTGCGACTATTTCTGCACAAGCTGTCAAAGCTGGCACATCGGCGAACAGCTCCGACTTTGTCATAATCAGGAATTTGTCTGCGGTCATTGCAAGGAAAGCGTAAAAGCAAAAGCCCTGCACTACGGCAGAAAAAAACTTGAAAGAAGTCGCAAGTTTGGTTTTTGCTTTGCTGTTGACGGCAGGCTGTACATCAGATTTGTAACGGCATATCAGTTATTTTCCGATGATTTGTACAATGAAAATCCTATTGAAATGTTACCGGAATATACTTTTGTGAACGAATACTTATACATATATGAACAGCACGCAATGCAACGGTTCTCTTACGATTACGGTTCGTTTCGTCTTATGAAAAGTGATGGAATTATCCCATATACTGCACAAGGTTTGGGCTGGTATTGGGGTCCGTCAGAAAAAACCTTGTATTCAGGCTGGGGCTCAACCGTACTTTTAAATCTCGATGTAATAACCGATACGGATCTCAGATATTCGTGTGCGGATGAGCTTTCAAACAGATATACAGTTCAAGGGATTCTCAAATGGCTGAACATATATGTAAGGCACAATAATGCAGAATACCTGATTAAAGGCGGTTTTGAGCATATTGCAGAGCTTTTGATTGACGGCAAACTTTCACTCAATAAAATTCATTGGAAAGAAACCAATCTGCTTAAAATGCTCGGATGTCGTAAGGAGGATATGCAATTTTTCGCAGATTATGATTCAAGTGCAATTGAACTTTACCGCAGTGTGATAAAGGAAGAACCGACCATTCATATGGCAAGCGAGTTCATAAGCAAGCTGTCAAAGCTCAGTACTTATGCTGTAGATGAACTTCACAAAAATAACCTTACATACAGACAGATTCTGAAGTACGGCAAAAACAATCGGAGAGTAATGCTGTGGAAGGATTATCTTGATAATTGCAAAAAACTTCCCGAGGGTATCGAAGAAATAATGCCGGCTCATCTTGAAGAGGCTCACGACAGAACGCTTGAAAAGGTTGCTTTCTATGCAAACAAAGAAGAAACGGAGCAGATTGCAAAAATGGCAAAGACACTTTCTCCGTTGCTGATGAGCACAGACAGCCTTATAATGCTTGCCCCAAAAAGCGGTGAAGAAATAATAGCAGAGGGCAGAATATTACAGCATTGCGTCGGCGGATATGTAAGACGGCACGCAAGAGGTGATACGATAATACTTTTCATTCGTCATAAAGATAAACCGAAAATCCCGTTTTTTACGATTGAAGTAAATCCCGAAACATTGGAAATAATGCAGTGCCACGGTTATAAAAATGAGCGTGACAGCGGATTTAAAAAGCCGGATGAAATCAAGAAATTTGAAAAGCAATACGCTGAATTTTTGGAGGATATAAAAAATGTCAGAAATAACAGTAAGCGAACAGCATAAGCAGGCAATTGAACTGCATCAGAAGATAATTGTCAGCGCTAACCTTGCACAGCAGAACATATGGGATATGTGCAACGCACTCAAGACTATGCGTGACAACAAGCTGTACAAGGAACTTGGCTATCCGAATTTTGAGGACTACTGCGAGAATGAAGTAGGTATGAAACGCAGAAATGTTTATAACTATATTTCTATTGTAGAAAAAATAAACGCTGAAAATGTGCAATCGATTGCACAAATTGGAATGACAAAGCTATCACTTCTCGCCACAATCAGCGAACCCGAACAGGCTGAAATTGCCGAAAAGCTCGACCTTGAAAACACAACGGTAAAACAGTTAAAGGCAGAGATTGACAGGCTGAAGGACGAAAAGCAGGAGGCAACCGACAAGAGCATTGACTATTGCAGACAGCTCAATAACGCTAAGAAAGATGCCGACTATTACAAACAGCAGGCGGACACTTCAAAAGAAAGCTATCGCAATATCGAGAATCAGCTTGCAGAGGAAAAGAACAAAAATTTCAAGCTGACGAATAAAGTTCAGGAGCTTGAAAACCGTCCTATCGAAGTCGCCGTTGCAGAGCCGAGCGACAATGAACGCAGACTTAATGAAACGATTAAGGCTTTGGAAAGGGAGAACATTAAGCATTATGACGAACTCGAAGAAGAGTATCGCAATAACGAAAAAATCGTCAGAAAACAGCTTGAGGATGAAAAACAGGAGGCTCTTCGCAGACAGAAAGAGGAGTATGAAGAAAGGCTGAAAAATGTTCAGACTGCCGACGGTTCATCAGATGACAAGGATGTTTTTAAGGCATACTTTTCAATTGCATATGACAGCTTTATCCGTATGCTCGATTTTGCCAAGCAGTCACAGGACAAGGAATTTTTCAAAGGCAAGGTTGAACATTTAATAGAGGCACTTGCCACACAAAACATAAATCTTTAAGGGGGAGCAACAATGAAACTTTATGAGCTTACCGAGATGTACTCGGATTTATTTAATCAGTTTGACGCTATCAACGAATGGGAACCCGATACGAACGCAGACGGAATGCCGATTGATGATGACGGCAACATCATTGCCAATGTGGATGCATACCGCAACAAGATGTTGACAGCGTGGTTCGATACTCTCACGGGCATTGAGGGCGAATTTGACGAGAAAGCTGAGAGCATTGCAATCTACTACAAACAGCTTCTTGCTGAGGCTAAAATGCTTAAAGCCGAAAAGGCGGTAATTGCAAAAAGACAGTCACAAAAAGAAAAACAGGCGGAGAGCCTTAAAACCTATCTGTTTAAGTCAATGCAGGCACTTGGCAGACAGAAGATTGATATGCCGAGAGCGGTTATGTCACTTAAAAAGAACGCTCCGAGCCTTGTTATTGATGATGAAATTTCATTTGTTGAGTGGGCGGAGGAACACAACCTTGACCACCTCTTAAAGTACAGTATGCCCGAAGTGAAAAAGAATGATGTCAAGGCTCTCTGCAAAAAGGGCGAAGAAATCCCCTTCGTACATATGGAAGCCAAGCAGTCATTAAGTATTAAGTGAGGTGTTATTTATGGGATTACCTATATTGGTTTTAGGATATTCAGGCAGCGGAAAATCTGCCTCTTTAAGAAATTTCAAAGCAAATGAACTTGCTCTTGTGAATGTAAACGGAAAATCACTTCCGTTCAGGACCAAATTCACTTCTTCAATCAATTCCGACAACTACATTGATATTGAGGACTTTATCAAAAAGCAGAAATGCAAGTCGATTGCAGTTGATGACGCACAGTATCTCATGGCTAACGAGTATATGAGAAGAGCCAAGGAAACAGGCTTTCAGAAGTTTACCGATATCGGTAAAAATTTTTGGGAGCTTGTGAAAGAGGTTGAAACTCTCCCGAATGACACGATTGTTTATTTTCTCAGCCATATTGAAACCGACGAAAACGGCAGACAGAAAGCTAAAACAATCGGCAAGTTGCTTGACGAAAAAATCTCGGTCGAGGGAATGTTTACCACGGTTTTAAAAACTGTTGTCGTTGACGGCAAGTATCTTTTTGCAACACAAACGGACGGTAACGATACCTGTAAAAGTCCGATAGGCTTGTTTGATTCAATGTACATATCAAATGACCTTAAAATTGTTGATGAAGCATTGAGAACATATTATTCAATGCAACCCGAACAGTATTGTGATGAGTGCAAAGCACCGATACTTTCGGACGGCAAACGCACCGTTAAACAGATCATTGACGGCACAACAAAAAATTACGGCAGACAGCTCTGTATGCAGTGTGTTGCAAGGCTGATAAAGCAGAAGAAACAGGAAAAGCAGAGAGAGGGTGCAGACAATGCAACTTCGACCGTATCAGAATGACCTTGTTGAACAGGTAAGACAGGCTTGGCGAGAGGGTTACAAAGCCCCTTGCATTGTCCTCGGTTGCGGTGGCGGAAAGTCCTGCATTGTCGCAGAAATTGCAAGACGAACAACTTGGAACGGGAAACGGGTGCTGTTCCTTGTTCACAGGAGAGAGCTTGTTGACCAAATATTCAGAACCTTTGTCCGCTGGGGTGTGCTTATGGATTTGTGCCAAATCGGTATGGTACAGACCTTTACACGAAGATTGAAGAAACTGCCAAAACCCGCACTTATCATCACAGACGAAAATCATCACAGCCTTGCACAAAGCTACAAACGCATTTACGAACATTTTTCGGATGTTCCGAGGGTTGGCGTCACCGCAACACCTGTCCGATTAAACGGTGACGGATTAGGCGATGTCAACGACAAGCTCATAATCGGGGTGAGTACAAAATGGCTCATTGAGCATAACTGCCTTGCCCCGTATGATTACTATGCTCCGAGTGTTGCCGACCTTACAGGACTGCACACAAAAATGGGCGAATATGTCGCCTCCGAGATAGAAAAAGCAATGACTAAAAATACAGTTTTCGGAGATGTAATCAAGTATTACAGACAGCTTGCAGACGGCAAAAAAGCGGTGTGCTATTGTTCAACTGTCAAACACAGTATGGCAACCGCACAGGCATTTTGCGAAGCGGGTATATCAGCAAGGCATATTGACGGAGCAACTCCGAAGGCACAGCGAGAACAGATTATAAACGATTTCAGAAACGGCAAAATTACAATTCTCTGCAATGTGGATTTGATTTCAGAGGGCTTTGATGTGCCTGACTGCGAATGCACAATTCTGCTCCGTCCTACTCACAGCCTTACGCTTTACATTCAGCAGTCAATGCGATGTATGCGCTATAAACCAAACAAAAGGGCGGTAATCATTGACCATGTGGGCAACTATGCAAGGCACGGGATGCCTGATGACGACCGAGAATGGACGCTTGAAAAACGCAAAAAGCTGAGTGTTAAAAAAATCGAAAAGGAGCAGGGGGAAAAGGTCAGACAATGTCCCGAATGTTTCTTTACATTTTCAGCACCGCCGGCAGGGCAGAAAGCCGTGTGTCCGCATTGCGGTTATGTTTTCCCGACAGCCGAAAGGACCGTTGAAACCGATACCACCGCAAAGCTCATTAAGGTTGAGGGATTCAAGCTTGATTTCAGCACACCCGATGATTGCCACAGCTATGCGGACTTGCTTGCATACGCAAAAAGCCACGGCTACAAAACAGGCTGGGCATATTTTCAGGCACGAAAGAGAGGTATGATAGCTTGACAGAAGAACACGCAATTCAGAACAAAATCCGTATTGCAATTGCACCGTACTGCGATATTTTCCGTATAAATGTGGGCGCAGGCTTTACAAAGGACGGCAGATATTTCAATACGGGAGTTCCGCCCGGATTTTCGGATTTGTTCGGTGTCAGAAAATCAGACGGAAGGGCGGTTTTTATCGAGGTTAAAACTCCCAAGGGCAGACCTACCGAAAAACAGCAGAAATTTATACAGATGATGAAACTCAACGGCGCTGTTGCAGGAGTGTGCAGAAGTGCCGATGAGGCGATAGAGTTAATAACAAAGGAGTAAAATTATGGGATTTAAAGCAAATTGGAGCGAGGCAGCACAGCCTAACTCACTCAAACCCGAGGGCGATTATGAGTGTCTTATAGCAAAGGCAGAGGAGCGTGACTACACAAATTCAAAAGGCGAGGAAAAAACCTGCCTGAACATTTCGTTCATTATCAGAAACGATGTTGAGCAGGGGTACAAAAACGGACATATATTCCACACTTTGTGGAAACGCAGAGAACCGACCGAGAACGATATGCAGGTAAACGGATACGGCTTTAATCAGGTTATGACTCTCGGCAAGGCGGCAGGACTTCCCGACGGCAAGGATTACGACAGCCTTGAACAGTTCCTTGGTGAGCTTGTGAAAAAGCCTGTTCGTGTAACGATTAAGCACGGCGAATGGAACGGCGAAAAAAGAGAAGAAGTCAGCTGGCTCAATCCTACAAAATTTCCCGAGGTCAAGCATACCTTCAAGCAGTCGCAGAGTTCAACGGCGCAGACCTATGCACAGCCACAGCAGAGTTATGCCCCTGCTCAGCCTGCAAATCAGGGCTTTGTTGATATGCCGATTGACGATGATTTGCCGTTCTGATTTTAAAAAAATTCTTCGGGAATTGCATAAAACAGTGCAATTTTCACCGTGTTTTTCCTTATATATGGAGGTGAAAAAATGGGCTTTACAAATTTAAACCCAAATAAAAATAAATATTTTGCAGTTCCCGAGGAATTGAAAGGTTACAAAAACTGGGTGTGCTGGCAGTCATATCCAGATCCGAAATCGCACAGCGGAATTTCAAAGAAGCCCGTCAATCCAAAGACGGGCGGACTTGCTCAGTCAAACAATCCAGACACTTGGTCGGAATTTGAAACGGCAGTCAGAGAATCCGCCAAATATTCGGGCATAGGCTTTATGTTCTCAAATTCACCGTTTTTCGGTGTTGACCTTGACGATATGCCGAATGACATTCAGGACTACCAAAACGGCGGAGCTGACAACATAATCAGCGAGTTTGTGAACACTTTGCAGAGCTACACCGAATTTTCGCAGAGCAAGGCAGGCGTTCACATAATCTGCAAGGGAACTCTTCCCGAGGGCAGAAGAAAGGCGAAGAATGATTCGGGCGGTTTTGAAATGTACGAAAACGGCAGATTCTTCGTTGTGACAGGCGATTACTGCTCTGCATATGCGTACATAAACGATTGCACCGAAAGCATAAAGCCGTTGCATTCAAAGTATCTCGGCAAGGCAACAGAGCCACAGCCTAAGCTCCGTAACATTGAGGTTAATCCGAACACCGTTGACGATATTGTCAGAATCGCCTGCAATGCCAAGAACGGAAGTCTTTTCAAGGCTCTGTACAGCGGTGATTTTTCGGCTTACTCGTCACAGAGCGAGGCGGATATGGCTTTTTGCAATATGCTTGCGTTCTGGTGCGGTTGCGATACCGACAAAATGGATTCGATTTTCAGACAATCAGGCTTGATGCGTGACAAGTGGGACAGAAAGCAGTCGGGTACAACCTACGGTATTATAACCTTGCAAAAGGCTGTGTCGGGCTGTACGCAGACCTATAACCCAAAACAGCATAACGATTATTCAATTTCAATCGGTGAGGGCAAGGCTGTTCAAGCGGTTGACGAAGAAAAAATGCGTGCCTACACCTTTGACGATATGGGCAATGCCGACAGGTTCGTTGATTTATTCGGCGATAATGTAAGGTATTGTTACACCGAGAAAAAGTGGTATTACTACAATTCTATGAAGTGGTGTGTTGACAATATCGGGGTAGTTTTGCGAATGGCAGACAAAAGCGTTGAGGCTATGAAAGCCGAAGCAAGGCTGTACTTGCAAGCTGATGAGGAGAACGGCGGAGATATGTCAAAAGCATTTGAAAAGCATATGAAAGCAAGCCGTTCCAACAAATCAAAAAAAGCAATGCTCAACGAGGTTGAACACCATATCCCCGTACTTCCGGCACAAATGGATAAATACCGTATGGCATTAAACACTCCAAGCGGAATAATCAACCTTAAAAACGGCGAAGTGAGGGCGCATAATCCCGAATATTATTTTACAAAGATTACTTCGGTTGACTGTTCCCAAACGGCAGAGTGTCCCCGTTGGCTTGCATTCCTTGACGATATTTTTGCAGGCGATAAGGAGCTTATTCGCTACATTCAAAAGGCGGTTGGTTACAGTCTGACAGGCTCAACAGCCGAGCAATGCGCATTCTTCCTTTACGGCACGGGACGAAACGGCAAGAGTACATTCATTGATGTTATCCGTGATGTATTCGGCGACTATGCCGCAAACATTCAGCCTGAAACAATTATGGTAAGAAACTCTCAGAGCAGTGCCATAAACAGCGACATTGCACGGTTAAAGGGCGCAAGGCTTGTCACCTCGGTTGAGCCGAACGAGGGCGTGCGAATTAATGAGGGACTTCTCAAACAGCTTACGGGTGACGATACCGTAACGGCAAGAAAGCTGTACAGCGAGGAATTTGAGTTCAAGCCCGAGTTTAAGCTGTGGATGGCGACAAACCATAAACCGATTATCAGAGGCACTGACACGGGCATATGGCGAAGAATACATATGATACCGTTCAATGTTCAGATTCCCGAGGATAAGGTTGATAAGAACCTTACACATAAGCTCAAAGCCGAAATGACCGCAATTTTCAAATGGTGTATCGACGGCTGTATTCTATGGCAGAGAGAGGGCTTAAAAATGCCGTCTGCCGTTCTTCAGAGCGTGAGAGAGTACAAGCGTGAAATGGATGTTATTTCCGCCTTTATCGAGGACAGATGTGTGTTAGAGGGTTCGGTTCAGGCAAGCACGCTCTATGCTGCCTATGCAAGCTGGGCGGGGGACAACAACGAATATTGTATGTCAAATACCAAATTCAGCACCGAACTTGCCAAACGATTTGAAAAGGTAAGAGGCAAAAACTATAACTTTTTCAACGGCATTTCACTTTCTAAAGATTGTTGAGGTGGAGGGTGGTGGAGGGTTTGACGGTTTTTCTAACCTTTCGTATAAGAAAAATAAACTAATATTATATATAGAAAGGGTTCTTTAAAATAGCCCCAAACCCTCCACTACCCTCCGAAAGAGGTAATATGAAAAAATATGATTTTAAAAATCCAGAGGTGTTTGAACAGCTTGAGGATAAAGCAATTGACGGTCAGTTTGATTACTCATCCTTTCCTCCGCCCGAATACAAATACTTTTCAAGGCTTGCAAAGGTCGGCTACAACAACCGTCATAAAGGCTGGGACATAAACATCTGCCTTGAATGGCAGGACAAGCTCAGAACGGAGTATAAGCGTGACAGAAACAACGCAGACGAATACCGTATGCTCTCACAAAGAATTATGGATAATGTAAAGAAAAGTGCCGACTTCGTCCGTAAGATGTATCAGTCCCAAACCAACGAGCAAACCGTAATCAATGCCCTCCAAGCCTTAGAATGCCTAACCAACGAAAACGGCTTAACCAAAAGAATAACCGAAAAATTAAAGGAGAATGAAAAATGATTGATTGTTCAAAAACCGAGAATTATTTTGCTGAAAAGCGGAGAATGACGAAAAGAGCAGAGAAGGGACTATGTAAACTTAGCTGTTCTGACTGTCCTTTATGTAATAATAACAACGGTGAAGGTTTATCCTGTGCAACCTTTGAAATGTATTACCCTGAAAAAGCAATTTCAGCAATACAGCGATGGAGCGATGAGCATCCGCCAAAGACATTTCTTACAGAGTTCTTGAAGAATTATCCGAACGCTCAGCTTAGAATAGACGGAACACCTAAAGTTGTATGTCCTTATTACTTAGGGCTGATAAGCAGAGATGATTGCAGGAAAGACCATAACTGCGTTAAATGTTGGAATCATCCTTTACCTATCAAGGAAGGTGAAGAGTGATGGAAATTATGTACAACGAAAAAACAGGAAAGTTTGAACCTGCTAAAAAGCCGTATAAGACCATTGAAATCAAATACGAAACCGAAGAAGACTACAACAATTTTGAAAAAATACTTGAGTTAAGTAAGTCAAGAAAGCCTATTTTGGTCGATGGACAGGTTATCCGTTATGTGACTACATATGAGTGTCCTAACTGCGGAAGGCAATTCACAGGAAAAGGCATAGCAAATTACTGCTATAATTGTGGGCAGAGGTTTGACTGGTCTGGCAAAATGGAGTGTGAAAACAATGATTGAAAAAGAATTAAAAATCCGTGATATTTGCGGTGACTATGCTTTGGATATACCGTTCGCAGACGGTAGTGTAAACACGATATACTTTAATTCAAAACGAAATGCTGAAACAGTTAAGCATATTATCGAAGTTGACGGTAGTAAACTCAACGAAGCAACCGTGTGTGATGTGCAAGAGATTAAACACGGAAAGTGGAATTTTGAAAAAGATATTTGCGGATGTACTTGGTTTATTTGCCAAAACTGCCATAAACATATCATTATGACAAAGCATAGATTGTATCCATATTGTCCGTTTTGTGGAGCAAAGATGGATAAGGAATGATATAAAATGAAATATTATTACAAACTAATCAATAACGAAACAAATGAAATAGAGAGCTATGTAGAAAGTTCTGGATGTATAAGACCTGAAAACCTTTGTGATATACTTGGACTTAGCGGATATCACGCTGTAAGCTGTACAAAACAAGAATATGAGGAAGAGGCGTATGATGAAAATACCTAAACTAAAAATCAAGGTGAAGGAGAGGTGACATAGAATTGACGGCGAGAGAGATTAAGGGTGAAATAATAGATTTTGAACCGTATCGTGTGAAAAAGGAGCTTGAACAATTTAAAGATTACGATGAAAAGAACTTTTTTGCAGATTGTTATGTTAGTGACGAGTGCAAAAATCCAGACAGTTACGGAATTGTATGTGTAAAATGTGGAGAGTGCGGACGCACTTTTACAAAAGATGGAATTTTAAAGGAGAATTAAAATAAATGAAAGTACACCATTATAATGATAGAGTCAAAGTGACCGTGGCAGAAAAACCCAAACCCTGTCCGTTTTGTGGTTTTGAAGCAGAAGTGGTAAAGGTCACATATTCAACAGGTTTACAAGGTTATGAAATCAATTGTATGCACGAATACAAATGTTATTTATTCTGTGCGACTGAAACGGCATATTGGAATTCAGCAGAGGATGCCGTAAGAGCGTGGAATCAGCGTGAAGAAGGTGAGTAAAACAAAATGAAAAATATTAAAATCTTGACAGCAAACGACACAGTAAATGATTGCTTGAAAATTGAACCAAACGAACACAGCGACACAGACTTAGCTTGGCTCACTGAGTTAGCAGATAAGTTTACTGCGGAAGAGTTACAAACAATGTATGACTCAATCAAAACACACAGAGAGAAAGATGATGCGGAATTGTTCGTTGACAAGGCTGTTGAAAAGCAGATACCTATTTTCCCCTCAAATAAAGCCTATTGTCGCTCTTGCGGTTCTAAGCTTTTAGGGAACGAAAATTATTGTCCCAATTGCGGTCAAAAGCTGAATTGGAAAGGGCAAGAATTTGATTTGCTCTTCGATGATTTGACTGATGAATTGAACTTAATTAAAATCGAAACATCAGTCCCAAAGGTGTTGATATATCCGAATCTCATCTATTTCAAACAGTAAAAAAGGAGAAAAAATGATGACAAACTTTGAAAAAATCAAACAGATGTCAATTGACGAAATGGCTCGGAGTTGTATGAACTTTTTTGACTGCCCGTACGGCACTCCGTATGTCGGCTGTCCTATGGAAAAGCGATTCAATAACAGCTGTATTGACTGCACGAAACATTGGCTTGAAAGTGAGGTAGAAAAAAATGAAAGATATTAAAAACATTACCGTTAATTACGATAACAATGAAAGCAAGACGATTACAAAGGGACTTGTTATTGATTTTGGTAAACTTGATAACGATGAGGGCGATGTTTGCTTTAATATGTGTAACATCAAAGGTAAGGATTTGCATTTGATTGTAAACGCTGTTGTTGCGTTGGCGCAGGAACTTGGTATGCTTGATGAGGAGGAGCGTGATACGGATTGACAGCTAAACCGATAACAATTACTTGTCAAAAATGCGGAATTGAAGTTATTACTCTTTGCGTTAAGACAAAATATTGCCCGATTTGCCGGAAAGAAATTCTCAGTGAAAAAGCCAAAGCGAGGGAAAGAAAAAAAGCGCTATCTAAAAAATCTAAAATACCATTCAGACCATTGACCGATATTTCTGAATTTCTATTTTGCAAATACGATTTTCTCGGTGAATCTGTTAAACAGATTGCGAAAGATTATGAGCGCAATCCTTCTCAGGTTCGGCAAGTGATTCAAGCAGCAAAGGCGAACGGAAATTATCAGAAGCATATCGACAAGTATAAGGCTATGATAGGACAATGATTTATGAGAACTTTCGATTTAACTTTCGCTCGACGGCTCGAACAAGCAATGGCCAAACGGAATATTTATCCTTCGGACCTTGCGCGGAAGTCCGGAGTGAGCCGGTCAAACATCTACAATTACATAGCAGGGACAAGTCAACCGTCGGCATACAATGTTAAGCGAATAGCTCTGGCATTATCAACATCGGCTGATTGGTTGCTTGGATTAGTAGATTAAAAAACAGTCCCTTACTTGGGACACAAAATAGTTTAAAATAGAGTTATGATGCAAAAGGACTATTGCATTGTAGCTCTATTTATTTTTGGTGGTGTACGGTATGGCTAAGGCATTTGCCGTAGGATTTTATAAATCTAAAAAGTGGCAGGATTGCCGACAAAGTTTTATCGCAGAGCGAATGCTTGTTGACGGCGGATTGTGTCAACTGTGTAAAGAGCGACACGGCTTTATCGTACATCATAAGATCATGATTAATGAGAGCAACATAAACAACCCTGATGTTACTCTCAATTACGACAATTTATTATTTGTGTGCAAAAAATGTCACGATGATTTGCCGGGACACGGGATAGGCGGTTGCGAACCGAAAAAATATTTTTTCGACGAAAGCGGAATGCTCCGACCGATTATCCCCCCCGTTGAAAAATCGGAAACCGGTGACCGTAGGACCGAGGGGGGCAGTTAGATTTTTTGCGCGCCTTACATATAGCCCCCCCTCCCCCTAAAATCTTGTGTGAAAGGACGGTGCGACTTGTAAAATGACTGACGAACAGAAAGAACAAAGAGCAATTAAGCGAGAGATAAAGCGATTAACGGAAATCTACAAGGACATAGAGGTTAAAAGAAAAGACCTCGCTGTTGGCTTGATTGAGAATGCGGCGTTCACTCGAATCAGACTGAAAGAACTGCAACAAGACATTGCAATTTATGGCTTGACTGAATTGTTTTCGCAGTCGGAAACACAAGAGCCGTATTCACGCAAAAGGCCTGAGGCGGATTTGTATAACACAATGCTCGGCAACTATCTCAAATACATTAAACAGCTCAACGATATGCTTCCAAAAGTGACCGAGGCAAAGATTGCAACAACAGACGGCTTTGACGATTTCGTCGAGGGGCGTGACAAGCTTTGAAACGCTATCCATTAAGTTATAATCCAATACTTGAATATTACGAGCAGATAAAGAACGGCAAGGTTACTGTTTGCGACAAAATACGCAAGTGGTACAAACATTTAAGCGATAAGGTGATTAACCCGACAGACGGTTACCACTATGAAGCCAAGCGAGGAAATCACATTATTGAATTTGTTGAAAACTACTGCCGACACAGTAAAGGTAAAATGGGCGGTCAGCTTGTGAAGCTTGAACTGTGGGAAAAAGCGTGGCTTGCGGCGACTTTTGGCTTTGTAGACGATGACGGCATCCGGCAGTACAACCTATCTGTGTTAATTATCGGAAAAAAGAACGGCAAGTCTTTGCTTGCCTCTGCAATCGGTTTGTATATGCTCATCGGTGACGGTGAACCCGGTCCCGAAGTGTATGCAGTCGCTACAAAGCGTGACCAAGCTAAAATCATTTGGCAGGAAGCAAAACGAATGGTTCGCAAGAGTGAAACTTTGCTAAAGCGAATTAAACCACTGCTGAATGAATTGAGTTCAGAGGATTACAACTGCGGAGTATTTAAGCCGCTTGCTTCCGATTCAGATACACTCGACGGTTTGAATGTGCATTGTTGCCTTATGGACGAAGTTCATCAATGGAAGAACGGCAGACAGTTGTATGACATTATGGCTGACGGCACGATCGGACGAGACCAACCGCTTATCCTTGTGACAACAACAGCCGGAAAAATCAGAGAGGACATCTACGACGAAATCTATGACGACGCTGTTCGCACCACAAATGGTTTGTTTGACGATGTAGGCTATAAGGACGAACACAGCCTTTACATTATCTATGAGCTTGACAAGCGTGAAGAATGGGAAAAGCCTGATTGCTGGGTAAAGGCAAACCCGGGACTTGGCACGATTAAAAACCGAAACGCTCTTGCAAGCAAAGTCAAGAAAGCGCAGGCGAATCCGTCGCTTGTACGCAACCTTGTATGCAAAGAATTTAACATAGCCGAAACATCAACTGAATCGTGGCTCAATTTCGAGGAGCTTAACAACGAAACAAAATTCGATGTGAAGAAGCTTCATCCGACTTATGGCATAGGCGGCGCAGACCTATCAAGCACAACCGACCTTACAGCGGCAAAGATGTTGTTTCGAGTGCCTGACAATGAAAATATTTATGTATTGTCTATGTACTGGATACCGGCAGACCTTGTGGAGAAAAAAGTAACCGAGGATAAGATCCCGTATGACAAGTGGATAGAACAGGGCTTTATGCGTACCTGCCCCGGAAACAAGATTGATGCAAGTGTTGTTACAGCATGGTATCAAGAGCTGCAAGACGAATACGATATTTACTTGTGGAAAGAGGGCTATGACGCTTGGTCAGCTCAGATGTGGGTCAATCAGATGATTGACGCTTTCGGTCCTACCGTTATGGAAGCGGTACATCAGGGCAAGAAAACACTGTCTGCCCCGATGAAAGCCCTCAAAGCAGACCTTGTCAAGAAAAGAATAATCTACAACAACAACCCAATAGATAAATGGTGTCTTGCAAATACTGCAATAGATGAGGACAGAAACGGTAATATACAGCCGATTAAGACCTCAAAGTCAACAAGACGAATTGACGGTACTGCGGCATTACTTGACGCTTACACGATATATTTTGAGTACGAAGATGAATATTTGAGCATTGTTTAGGAGGTGAGAAAATGGGAAAATTTAAGAACTTTTTAAATTCTGTTCGTAATGTCAGAAAGACAAAGAATTTTTCAAGGGTTGAACTTGTTACACAGAATAATTCAAATTTCTTCTTGTGGGGCAACAGGGCATATGATTCCGACACAGTCCGAGCTTGCGTTAATGCACAGGCTCTCAGATTTTCAAAATTATCAATTAAGCACATAAGGGAAACAATCGTTGACGGCAGAAAAGACCTTTTAATCAATCCCGAACCTTACGTCAAGTTCTTGCTTGAAGAACCGAATCTATATACAACAATGGATATGCTTTTGTATAGGACAAGCACACAGCTATCGTTATCGGGTAATGCTTTTTGGCTCATCATTAGAGACACAAACGGCTTGCCTACGGAATTGTATTTCATACCGGCTAAATCAGCTACGGACTTGTACGACACTAACGGCAACCTTGTTTATGAATTTATCCTTGCAAACGGTAAGACCTACCGCTTTGCCTCCGAAGATGTCATACATTTGCGTGATGACTTCGCCGAAAACGATATATTTGGCAGTGGTAAATTCAAAGCTCTTGCTCCTCTGCTTGAAATTGTTGAAACGACTGACAGTGGCATTATTAGCGCTATCCGAAATTCAAGCGTAATTAAATGGTTGCTAAAATATACTTCATCTTTGCGCCCTGAGGACTTGAAGAAGAATGCAAAAGCGTTTGCTGATAACTACCTTAACATCAGCAACAGTTCCGTGGGTGTTGCGGCAGTTGACGCAAAAGTTGACGCAAATCAGATAACCCCGAATGACTATGTTCCAAATGCTTTGCAAATGGATAGAACAAAAAACAGAATCCTTGAGCTTTTTAACACTAATGTGAAAATTATCACATCGACAGCGAACGAAGATGAAGAAAACGCTTACTTTGAGGCGGTGATTTCACCAAAGATTATTCAGTTGAAAAATGAGCTGACGCGGAAACTATTCACTCGCCGTCAGCGCAGTTGTGGAAATTACATCGCGGTCGGTTCATTCAATCTACAATCTGCAAGTCTTAAAACTAAGCTAAATTTTGCCGGAATGGTTGACCGTGGAGCAATGCTCCCAAACGAATGGCGAGAATCACTTGGTCTTGCTCCTGTTCCGGGCGGTGACACTCCACTCAGAAGATTAGATACAGTTGCGGTCGATGAAGGAGGTGAAAACGATGCCGAAAACAATTGAAATTAAAGGCCCTATTATTACGAATGATGATAAGTGGATTTACGACTGGTTTGGAGTAGCCGCTTGTTGCCCTGCCGACATTCGGTCACAGCTTGACGAAATGGCGGATGATGAGGGTGTACAGGTTGTTATCAATTCATCAGGTGGTGATCTCTTTGCCGCCTCCGAAATTTACGATATGCTCGCCGAAAGCAAGGCTACAATCAAGGTCATTTTTGCCGCCTCGGCTGCTTCGTATATTGCTTGCGCTTGTAGTTCTGAAATTGTGCCAACGGGTATGCTCATGATTCATAATGTTTCAAGCTATGCCGTAGGTGATTACAACGATATGGCGCACGAATCAGTCGTGTTACTCAAAGCAAGTAAAGCCGTTGCAGCAGCGTATAGGCTAAAAACCGGTATGAGCGAGGACGAGCTTATTGGACTTATGGATAAAGAAACTTGGCTTACTGCTGATGAAGCAGTCGAAAAAGGTTTTATTGACAAGGTCGCAGAATATGCTGAAAAGCCAAAAGAGGTTAAACTTGCGGCAAGCCTTAGTGGTCTTATCCCTGATACAATCATCAAACAGATGAGGGACGAAAAAACACAGCTTACAGCAAAACTTGAATTACTCAAACGAAAGGAAGTTGAAGAAGAATGAACAAACAGGAATATCTCAACAAGAGAAATGCTCTTTATGACAAGGCAAAAAAGCTCATTGCAGAAAACAAGCTCGCCGAGGCGAAAGAGATTACACAGCAGATTGATAAGCTCGACAGTGACTTTGAAAATTCTGCCGTAGAAAAGGCAAACAAAAACGCAGAGGAGGGAATCAAAATGCCTGCACCGTTCGAGAATCACAAGACAAACATCGACCTTACAGATGAGGACGAAAAGGTAACGGATATGTACGCAACACTTGAATACAGAAAAGCATTCGCTAACTATATTCAGAACGGCGTACCCGTGCCACAGAAGTTTATTAATGTGGCATCACAGACCACATCAAGCACTGCGGCGGCTATTGTGCCGACCACAATGTATCAGCGCTTAATCGTTGAACTCGAAAAAATCGGCGAAATTTACGCAAGAGTGTTCAAGACGGCTTATCCGACAGCACTTCTTATCCCCACACAGAACATTCGCCCGACAGCAAGCTGGGTTGATGAGGAAAAGGGTTCAGACCAGCAGCAGGTAACTACTGACAAGGTTGTCTTTGCCGGATATAAGCTTGAATGCAAGGTTGCATTCTCGCTCTTCATGACCAAAACGGCGCTTGATACTTTTGAATCACAGTTTATCGACCAGATCAAGACCGCAGTTGTTAAGGCTTGTGAAATGGCAATCGTTAAGGGTTCGGGTTCAGGTTCGCCAACCGGCATTCTTTCTTGCACTCCCCCTGAAGGCCAGACAATTGAAATTGCAAAAACCGGCAAGCTTACATATTCAACACTTTGCTCTGCCGAGGCGGCTCTTCCTGCAGCATACGATGACGCTGTATGGCTGATGACAAAGAAGTCATTCTTCGCGTTTATGGGTATCACAGACAGCAACGGTCAGCCTGTCGCTCGTATGTCCGAAGGACTTAACGGCAAGCCGTCACTCTCACTTTTCGGTCGTGCTGTTATCCCAACAGACGGCTATATGGATTCGTATGCTGACACGGTTTCAGCCGACACAACCTTCGCAATGATGTTCAATCTTAACGATTACATCTTCAACGAGGTAATGGGTTTAAGCGTCAAGAAGTACGAAGAGGACGACACCGATAACACAGTCCTTAAAGCCGTAATGCTTGCAGACGGTAAGGTTGTGGATACTCACAGCCTTGTAAAGCTCGTAAAAAAGAGCGCTTAAAAGAGGTTTGAATTATGGCAGTATCAAATGAAATTGAAGCCGTTAAGGTTTCGCTCCGTATCAATACGGTGCTGTTTGACGATGAAATATCTGCCCTCATTGATTCTGCCAAAAGTGACATGGCAGGTGCAGGAGTTGATGTCAACGACAAAAACTTAACTGCACTTGTTATGCAGGCAATCAAATTCTATTGCCGTGCTTATTTTTCGGTGACAGCTGATAGCGAATGGGCACGGCATTACGAAGAATTGCGTGATGCAATGGCGGCGAGAGGAGCGCAAACAGAATGAATGCAGATACTTTGATTTTGCTTGTTTCGGGCTATAACGAAACAACAAACGATATCGGTGAAATCGTTCAGTCTGAAAAGCTCCGCAAGGTCTATGCTCAGCGGCAATATGTCAGACAATCCGAGTTCTTTCAGGCGCAAGCTAACGGATTAAAACCTGAATGTATGCTTGAAGTTAATTCCTTTGAGTATCAGAACGAGGAATTTTGCTACCTTGATAATAAAAAGTTCAAAATCTATCGTGCATATCAAATCAAAGGAACAGAGCGTACAGAGCTGTATTTAACGGATGTGGTAGGTGAAAACAATGTCACTTCCTAAAGCAGTTAAAATCACAAAAAACGGCGTTGAGATAATCAGCAATGTTGACCGTATTCAATACACGCTCAAAGAGCTTGAGAGAGCCGCTCTGCGTGATGTCGGGAAACTGGTATGTAAACGGACAAGGCAGAAAATAAAACGCAGGTCAGGGCGATTGGCGAAAAATACGCAGTATTGGGTACGCTCAAAGCAAAAAATTCCTGACCTGCAAGTAGGCTTTAAACCGGGCGGATTCTATGGACTGTACCAAGAGATTGGCACGAATAAATACCCAAAAATCGGAGCATTGAGCGATGCCGCCGAAAGCAATATCAAGGACATCATAAAAATTGAACAACAGTACCTCAGTGCCGTAGGCACAGAAGAGGCAGAACGCAAACTGAACGAGGGGGAATACAGCGGTGAATAACATCAAGAAATTTTTGAAAGACTTATTCGCTGAGTATGCACCCTCTTATTTTTTACAGGCAGAAAGCGGATTTCCTCGCCTTGTATATGAGGTTAAACAGCTCTACACGGATGAGCCGTATGACAAGTTTGTTGTGACCATTAATGTTTATGATAGGCAGACTACGGCGGACATTGATGATGTTGTGGATAGAATCTACGACAACATAGCAAAGGCTACATACTTGGTTGATGATGTTTTTTACAAATTCTACAACAATTTTGACCGGCAGTATATTGCCGAATCAGACAAATCAATAAAGAGAGTGATGTTCACTCTCGAAATGAGGAAATACAACAGAAAGGATGATTAAAATGGCAACAGTTAAGCCACGAAAAATTAAGCCATATAGCGGCTATTCGGCGAAAACCGCCGACAGAATGCTCCTTGATGCAGGTGCGTTTTTTGTAAATTACGATCCTGCTACGGACACATACGCAAGTGCCAAAAAGGCAGGTAAATGCCTTGGCGTAACAATCAAAGGCGGTGAATATTCAGCCAAGCCGACACTCAGACGACTTGAATTTGACGGAGTGAAAACAAGAACTAAGGGTGACACGGTAGTTGACGGTTGGGAGGTTTACCTTAAAGCAACACTTGCCGAAATGACTACTCAGAACTTCATTTACGGTCTTGGCATCGCAGACAAAGGCACAGACGAAAAGGTCGTAGGCTACGATGTAATCACAGGTAGAGATGTTATTCTTGACGGTGACTACATTAAGAATATCACTTGGGTAGGCTGTCTCCTCGGGGAGGATAAGCCGTGTATTATTCAGGTGTTCAACGGCTTCAATGAGAACGGTCTTACACTTGCAATTGCCGACAAAGACAACGGTAAGGTAGAAGCTCAGTTCTATGGTAACCTTTCACCTGAGGTTTATGATTCAGAGGACGAAATCAAACCACCGTTTAAAATTTTCAGACCGACAGAAACGATGGAGGCATAATTATGAGAAAATTAAGCATTAAAGACGCATTTACTCTTGCTCGCATTATCAAAAGAGCAGACATCAAAGAGGAAATTGCAGACTTTGCAAATCGCATTGCTGTCAAAAATAGCAACAAAGATGAAGCGGTCAACACCGAAGCAGTCGGTCTTGAATTTGTGATTACTCTGTTAACTTCTTTGGCAACCAAAGAAACAGAACAGGAATTTTATTCATTGCTTGCCGATATCAGAGGCGACATTACTGCTGATGATGTAAGTAAATTAAGTATCCCCGAAGTCCTTGATAATGTAAAGGCAATCATCAGGGAGAATGATATTAAGAGTTTTTTTACCTCAGCCTTAGCCTTGAAGTAAGAACATATGGAATGCTCTTGCAGTATTGTTGTGGCAATACTGCCATACTGCATGAGTTGTCTTTCTCCGGTGCTGTCGAGATTATCAAAAATGCTATAAATGACCGTAATGACGAATTGCTTTATAAAGCCTATATTCTGACTGTTGTAGGAAATTTCACAGGCTTGTCGTACACGGATTTCGTTAACAAGGCAACAGGCTCGACACGGCCCGAAAACATTGTTGATACGGTCAATACGGAAGAAATTGAAAAAACGGTTGAAAACTACCTTGATAACTACAAGTGGGAGGAGGTGTAGCTAATGGCTGTTGAAATATTTAAGTTATTCGGCTCGATTTTTGTTAATAACGATGAGGCAAATAAATCAATCGCCGAAACCGAGAAAAAAGGCAAAGGTGTTGCCGCAACCTTAGGTAACGGTATCAAAACCGCAGGCAAATGGGGAGCGGCAATGGTCGGAGGTGCGGCGGCAGGTGTCGGAGCATTATCGTCAGTTGCCGAAAATACCAGAGAATACCGCACCGAAATGGGTAAACTCGACACAGCTTTCACCACAAACAAATTTACAGCGGCAGATGCAAAACAGACTTACTCTGACTTGTATGCCGTAGTCGGTGACAGCGGACAGGCAACTGAGGCGGCTAATCATTTATCATTGCTTTGCGATTCCACAAAAGACCTGCAAAGTTGGACAGAGATTTGCACAGGTGTTTACGGTCAATTCGGTGATTCCTTGCCTATTGAGGGTTTGACAGAGGCGGCAAACGAAACCGCAAAAGTTGGACAGGTAACAGGTCCGCTTGCCGATGCTCTTAACTGGATGGGTGTGTCAGAAGATGAATTTAATGAAAAACTTGCAAAATGCTCATCAGAACAAGAAAGACAGCAGTTAATCACATCAACTCTCACAAGCTTGTATTCGGATGCCTCTGCTCAGTACAAGGAAACAAACGGCGATGTAATGGAATCTAACAGAGCTCATCAGCAGCTGTCTGATACAATGGCGCAAATCGGTGCTGTCGCTGAACCTGTCCTTAACTCTCTTATCGGTCTTGGCGGTAAACTCCTCGAACAGCTCTCACCATTGATTGAGAGTGTGGCAAACAACCTTGCCCCTGTTTTAATCAACATTTGCGAAGAGGTAGCACCGATAATTGTGTCAATGCTCGAGCAGATAATGCCGTTAATTGAGGAGTTACTACCGTTTATTGCTCAGCTTATGGAGCAGTTAGCACCTATCATTGTTCAGATCGTTGAACAATTATTTCCACCTTTAATGCAGATTATACAGGATTTACTTCCGTATTTCATGCAGATAATTCAGGCTATAATGCCATTATTTAGCACGCTTGTAGAACTCTTAATGCCCGTTATCGAGGTGTTCATTCAGCTTGCCGGTGTGTTGCTCAACGGCTTGTTGGCGGCACTTACTCCGATTATAGAGGATTTAGCTATATTCCTTAATGACCTTTTAACACCTCTTATTCCGATTATAAGCGAATTATGTAACACGATTGTCGGCATTTTACAGCCTGTCTTTGAACAGCTATCGCCTGTTATATCACTGGTTTTTGACGCTCTTCGCCCGGTTCTTGACCTACTCGGTGAAATGCTTGAAACACTTATTCCTGCACTTGTTCCGGTGATTGAATGGTTGGCGCAAATCTTTTCGGAGGTTTTAGGCGGTGCAATTAAAGGAGTCAAAAAAATTCTTGAACCGCTTTCGGGGATTTTTAATGGAATTGTAGATTTCGTAAAAGGTGTGTTTTCGGGAAACTGGGAACAAGCGTGGAACGGTGTTGTTAACATTTTCAAGAACGTATTTAACCTTTTGCCTACATTCGTTGAGAATGTAATCAACGGCATTGTTTGGATTATTAACAAGCTCTTGGAAGGCGTAAACTGGGCAACATCAATGATTGGTTGGGAAATAGATCCGATTCCGGAAGTAACCTTACCTCGTTTCCGTGCCGGTATTGATTATGTTCCGCATGATAAGTTTGCCGCATATCTTGATGCCGGTGAGGCAGTTCTCACAGCTCAAGAGGCTGAGGAATACCGTCAATCGAAGCGTGAAGGCAGAGGCTCAGTTTTTGAAAACGATTCCACTAATATCATTAACAACATCAGTATCAATATTCCCTCTGTTGCAATTAATAACGACATGGATATTGACAGCCTTGTCGAAGATATGAGCAATCGGTTAGCTGATGAAGTCACAAGGAGGCAGAAAGCGTATGCATAACTTTTATTTCGGAGGTAAATGGCTATCGTATTTCGGTGGCCGTATCACAAAAGCGCCACAGCACGAAATCCCCGTCAGAGATGTTTCAACGGTTGAAATCCCGTGCAGAGACGGTGATGTTTTGCTTGATAACGGGCGGTGGCAGAATGTTGAATTTGAGCGCGAAATCTGCTTTTTGCCGTATTTATCCGAACTGTCAGCAAAGCACCTTGCGAGGGCTGTTATCGAATGGCTAACTTTGAATCGTGGCTACCAAAAGTACAAGGATACTTATAACCCCGGATATTTCACCGAGGCTTACATATCAAATACTAACGATATTGTTCGTGAACTCCCAACATTACTTACAACAAAAATCAAATTCAACCGCAAGCCGTGGTGGTATTCAGAGCTTGGACAGCGGAATATTGATTTTGAAGTTAATAAATCGGTTTCCTTGCACAATCCCGAACATTATGAATCCTTACCTACTATCATCATAACTAACACGAATGCGAGCGGCGGCACTACGGCAGTTGCTAAAATTAACATAAACGGTGAATCATTTGATTTGAAGTGCACAGGTGGTTATGACTACGCAATACTTGACGGTGAAAGCATGCAGTATATAGCCCACAAATCTGACGGTACAACTAATTTTGTTGACGACACTATACCTCCTAAATTTAAGGTTGGAGACAATCAAATTGTAGTAACGGCATATAAGAACGCGCTTCTGTCGATAAAACCAAATTGGAGGCGATTGTAAAAGTGTTCCCTTTGTTGTATAAATCGGATTTTAAAACAATCGGCCCAAGTAGATTTAACCTGCTCGGACGGATTACAGAAATAACCAGCGGTAAAGTTACAGAGGAACGAAACGGTGATTATTTACTTGAAATGGAGTTATCGACAACGGACAGATGTGCCGATTCGCTCGACACGCAGTATTTCATTAAGGCAAAACCGAACCCAACCGATGAACCGCAGTATTTTGAGGTTTACGATTTGCAGTACAAAGACAAAAAATCAATTACGGTTAAAGCAAAGCACATCAAGCACAATTTGTATAACAACTTTTTGGTCGAAACTTCCAACCAAACTGATGTTGTGCATACTCCAAAGGAATGGTGGGATATACTTTGCACAGGTCGTGATTTTGAGGGTGATTCGCTGTTCCCGCAGGCAACCTTGTGGGAGCACTATTTCAAATTTGCATCAAATATTACCACAAAATCATCTATGACGCTTGGCTTTTGTACGCCTTGTACTCTCGGTGATTTTATGGGCGGGGCTGACGGGTCACTTGTTGATGTTTTCGGCGGTGAATATAAATACAACAATTTTAATGTATCGTTGTTAAAAAACCGTGGGGCGGTTACAGACTGCCATTTGCGCTGGGGCAGTAATATCAGCAGTCTTACGCAAACGCTTAATTCAGACGACATCTGTTCCCACGTTGCAGCTTATGCCACTTGCCACGACACATACAACGACAAGAACGTCATTCTCTGCTCTCAACCGCAAGAACTCAAAACCCATAAATCTAAGCTCATTAAAGTGAAAACGGTTGATGTGTCGGACGGCGGTTCGGTCTACATCGGCGATGAAACAGGTTACTGGGATTTCAACGCTCACACAGGCGAGAACAAGGAGTTTTTAATCCAAAAGCTAAACATTCAAGCACAGGTTTTAAGAGGACAGCTCGTTCGCACAAACGGAGCGCCTACACTCAATGTAAAGGTTGACTATCCGCCTACCCTTAATGAAATGCTTGGACTGCATTTATGCGACACGGTGTATGTTGATACTGAAAACGATAGTCTACAAGCGAAAATCATTAAAACAGACTATGATTTCGTACTCGAACGGTGGAACAGTCTCGAACTCGGCACAGCGAAGTCAAAGTTATCTGATTATATAGTTAAATGAGGTGAAAAAATTTGAACATTAATCATACAAAAATGACACTCGAAATTAACAGCTGTAAAAACTACGAAATTTTAGAGGTCAGACAGGGCGACAAAGGCTCACGCATTATTGATTTTGCGTTTACCGTCAACGGTGAAACTGTTGACCTTGCCTCTACGATGTCAGCGAAAGTCAATGCTACGGTTGACGATGTAATCGTTGCGGACAGCGTTGCCGCTATCGTTGACACAGAAAATAATGTAGTCACAGTTACGCTCACAGACACAATGCTCGCATTATCAGGTATTTGTAAAATGGACATTGTGCTTATGGAAGGCGACGAAATCATAACTGCTGAAACCGTTTGTTTGCGTATCGGAAAAAGCGTAATCAACGATGATAGCAAGGCCTTCCCGGGCGCAAGCTCTATTGCGGAAATCACAAAAGAAGTCGAAAATGCAAGAGGCGGTTCCAATTCACTTGGAGCAAGGCTTGATACGGCCGACGCAAATCTTACGAAGAAAGCAAACAAAAGCGACATTGATTCGATTAATTCCCGTTTGCAGAGTGCTGAAACGACGCTGAAAAATAAGGCTAATACAACCGATGTGAGTAATAGTCTTGCGAAAAAAGCCGATAAAAGTACTACACTCGCAGGGTACGGAATTACGGACGCATATACGAAGGAAAAAACAGACCAAAAACTTGCCCAAAAGCTCAATTCGATGCCGTTCGACAGTGAACCCAAAAATAATAGCCCGTGTTATCTCACGAGCGGCACGGTTTACAATTCTCTTCTTACAAAAGCCGATAAGACTGAAACCGATAATTCGCTCGGTGAAAAAGCAGATAAGGCAGATGTTGATACATCACTGGCAAACAAAGCTAATCTTATTAACAGCTTGAATATTTTCGATTTTGATGCTTGGGCAAAGGGATTACAAAAAATGAATCCACCAGTTTTTCACGGTACGCTTGATGAATTGAATTTTGACGAAAAATCGATTACCATTACAACCACAGAATATGATGGTTATACGAACAGTTGGAAATCATCTTCACAATCTTCTGTTGAAGCAATGAAAATAAGTGTAAAACCGAATACTAAATATTGGATTTCTTGGTTTACAAACAACTATACCAGCAATGGTATGGTTTTTTTAAATGCAAATACAGAGACCAAAGTAATAATAAAAAACGGCAAAGGAACATTTATCACAAGCAATGATACATCGTTTATAACGCTTAGGTTTGGTAGCTATCCGACTACAACTTTCAAAGTGTCCGAAATTATGATCACTGAAAAAGAATCAATCTATTTGCCAAATAAAGTTGCGGAAGGTGTCCCAGAGGTTGCAAACGAGGTTTTGAAATTTGAAAAGACAACCCAAACTTCGCTTGACGGTAAATACGATTCTGCAAACATAGAGAGCGGTACATCAAAGCTTACACCTTATTCAACCATTACCGATAAAATCAAAAGTGCAAGCTGTACATATAAGACAATCGGTGATGTTGTAATCATCAATGCGACAATTACGATGAACGCTGTTACGATTGGAGCAAACAGTACATATCCGCTGATTAATTTGCCGTACAAATGTATTTCTGTGGATGATGTTTTTTGTGTCGGTATTTCAAACCTCGGCAAGCTTTTTAAATTTACAGTAGTTAAGAATAACACTTGGTTGCAATTTCAGTCACAGGATAAGACGGCTTACACATTTGCAGACGGCGAGCAGATTAATGTAATTTGCTCATACAAGATTAAATAAAATAACGGAGGTATGAAAAATGGAACTTAAAGAAAAAATCACACTTGATATGCTCACAAAGGACAGCGTGTCGGTACTCAGACAGCAGTTTTTGACCTTCAACGGTGAAGAAATGCAGGTTGGCGGAAACATCCGCAACGCATACATGAACAGCAAATCGGGCAGAGAACAGCTTAAAACGGTGCTGTCTGATGAATACTATAACGCTGTCATGGCGGTGTGGGGAGCAGACCCAACCATCGACGAGCCGATAGAAAGCGAGGTGTAAGCGATGAAAGAAAACATTTTACAGGCATTATTTGCCACGGTATGCGGTGCTATTGTCGCATATCTTAACATCTTGCTTGTGCCGTTTGCGGTGATGATTGCGGTAATGATTATCGACTATATCACAGGAATGGCACAGGCATACATCAGTCACACACTTAACAGCCGTGTCGGGGTAACTGGTATCATCAAAAAGGTAGGCTATATCGTAGCCGTAGCGGTCGGTATTGTTGCCGACTATCTCATCAGTTCGGCACTTGTCAACTGCGGAATCGACCTGCAGATTAACTACTGCATCGGAATGATTGTGACGATTTGGTTTATCATCAACGAATTAATTTCAATCCTTGAAAACCTTTCGGAAATCGGAATCCCATTGCCGAAATTTTTGGTGTCAATCGTCAAGAGATTAAAGACAACAGTCGAAACGAAAACAGATTCAGAAAGTGAGGAATGACAATGAGTAATTCAAAACTTGTTAATTACACAAAATTAAGCCCAAACCACAGCGGTAAACGCACACACAGCATTGACCGCATTACTCCGCATTGTGTAGTAGGTCAGTGCAGTGTCGAAACCCTCGGCAACATCTTTATGAATACAGCCTGTGAGGCAAGCTGTAACTACGGAATCGGCTATGACGGCAGAGTGTTACTCTGTGTCGATGAGGGCAACCGTTCTTGGTGTAGTTCGTCAAATGCAAATGACCAGAGGGCGGTAACAATCGAATGTGCAAGCGACACGGTAGCTCCGTACACGATGAATAGCAAAGTATACAACAAACTTGTTGACTTATGTGTTGACATCTGCAAGCGGAACGGCAAAACTAAACTGCTTTGGTTTGGAAATGAGGACAAGACGCTAAATTATTCACCAAAGTCAAATGAAATAGTATTGACTGTACATAGGTGGTTTGCGAATAAATCTTGCCCGGGCGACTGGCTCTATAACAGGCTTGGCAATCTTGCAGACGAAGTAACTGCACAGCTCGGCGGTAAAACATCAAATAAGGAGAATGAGGAAATGATTAAATACGGTTCACACAACACAGCAATACTCGCATTTAAGAAGCAGTTGATTACATTGTACAACATGAAAATCATCAAGACTAAGGTCGATAACTCGAACGGTTTCGGTGACGGTACTTTAAAGGCCGTCAAAGAAGCACAAAGAGCAGGTAACATCACAGCTAATGGTATCGTTGACGAGAAGCTCATCAATGCTATCTATCATCTTATCAATGACGGCATCAGGGCGAAAGACAGCAAAATCGCCAACGCAAAAAAGGCACTCAGCTGATTAAAACCTAAAGAACATTCAACACATAATTGCAAAAATATTCCCCTCATCCGCTGTAAAAAAGTGAGTGAGGGGAGTTTGTTATTTGTAAATTTAATGATTTTGCATAATATCGCATTTTTTGAAAGCCTGAAAGTACCGATTATATCTGACTTTTCCTGCCTTGCATTTGCCTAACATTTTACCTGTTTTTTCCTGTATTTCGGTGTATTTTATTATAAATCACAAAGTAATTTTTGATTATCTTTTCAAAAGTTCTTATATGCCGGTATAGCCTATTGTTACAGGCTTTTCCGGCATTTTTTGTTATGGAAGATACTCTCAAATCTTCTTATATCCCCGTATGTTTTGATGTTCAAAAGTAGTATGTGGAGTAGTAAATTCTCCGTTTACTACTTATGCAATTAGCCGCTTCATTTCTGTTATCGACGTTTCGGAAGTCGTATGCGCGTAATAGTTCAGCGTCATATTGATGTTGGAATGTCCCATGATGTACTGCAATGCTTTGGGGTTCATTCCCGCATTTGCTAACGTGGTGCAGAATGTGTGGCGTAAGGTGTGCGGTGTCATTACTTTTGGCAATGCTACCTTTTGCGTTTTGTTGTATTTCCTCACAAGTCCTCGGAACATACTTTCATAGTTGACCGCCACTTTTGGCAAGCCGTTCCGGTTAAGGAACAGAAATTTTGTGTAGCCCTCTAAAATAATAGGCTGTGCATATTTCCGTTTGTTCAGCACCCGCTGAAATGCTTCCAACACTTTTTCACTCATAGGAATAACCCGGTTGCCGCTTTTCGTCTTAGGTGTTTCCACATAGTAGCCCACGTCTGCAATTTTCAAAAGTTGGTGGTCTACATTGATAAGCTGTTTGTCTAAGTCAATGTCAGCTTCCGTCAGTCCGCAGAGTTCCGAAATGCGAAGCCCTGTCCCTAACAGTATGATAATCTCGTCGTAGTATTTCTGATAGACTTTATCATGCTGCACAAAGGACAGAAAAGCCGCTTCCTGCGTAGGGGATAGAGGTTCCTTTGGTTCCGTATCATCTTCAAGGACGGTGTTCAACTGGAAGTCAAATGGATTTTTACGAATACAATCGTCCTGTATGGCTGTGTAAAAGGCAGCCTTTAAGGAACGCTTGTGGTTGTTAATAGTCTTGAAGCCGTAACCTTTTTCTTTCATGCGTAACGCCCATTCCTTTGCGTCGGAGAGCTTCACATTTTCAATCCGACAGGCTCCAAGTTTATCCTCCTGCAAAATCCGCATGAGCTGTTTTCGCCCCTGCTTTGTACCATGCCGCACATTTGCCCGGTGGCGTATCTGCTTTGCGTAGAGTTGGCAGACCGTCATTTTCTTTCCGATATGGTCGATACCGTCGTCAAGGTCTTTTTGGATTTCTTTCTCTTTTTCCCTCAACGCTATATCGTCGCGCTTTCCTGCCGGGGTTTTGTCCGTAGGCACTAACTTCCAAGAATAAACAAACTGCGGTTTCCCAAAGGTATCTATATATTTGTAGGCATATCTTCCGTCTTTTCTCTGGCTCTCTCCGGTTCGGAGAATACGATTTTTATTATCCCGTCTTTTTTCCGACATCGTTATGCTCCTTTCCATAATGGAAAGAGCCTTGATATGCTTGACTACATTGTACCACATTCAAGGCTCGATTTCACTATCAGATTGCGTCCACCGTATCAATCATTTTTTCAAACTGCTTACGCTTAATCTGAATACGGTTTCCGTTCATCATTACCCAGTCCGGGACGGGATTTTCTTCTGCCAGTTTCCGCAGCTTGCTTTCTCCGATACGGAAATATTTTGCTGCTTCTTCTATGGTAAGCGTGTACTTTTCCCAAATCGGCACGTCGTTATTGTTCAATTTGTCGTCCCCCTTTCTTAACGGGTCAAAAATCAATCTGTGACATAGGCTTTAATCGGACGGCTATTAGCGTAACCTCATGGGAGTTGCACCCCTCCGGCGGTCTGCCGAAGCCCTACCCATTGCCTGCGACGCTTCTAACGCTCGGACTATGGCTGTAAGGAAGTATCATTATATATTCTGTGCGTTATCGCCCGCAGGGTGCTATCCCTACTTTACGGTGTGGTATTTCTCGCTCGCTTTTCGGTTAAGAAAAAGGTCATGGCGTACCCACCGCATGGCTCGGCACAAAAGGAACGTATCCGATTTGCCTTATGCTGCGTCGCCGTTCTCTTGCGTCGCTTTCTTTGTCAAGGTTCAAAATGGCTGTGCTGCCGCGTCAGCAGCGGAACGGAAAAGGGGGAGTAAAGACGTTCCACCGCCGATTGCGGTTATTTCTCTGTTCTAAAATTGAGGACAGCCATCATCAGTTTGGCTTGCAGCCGTTCCCGAATGTCGTTGTCTATACCAAAATAAACATTTCCACGCTCGTCATATAACTTTCGCATGGATAAACGGGCTATATAACCGCTGAAATGCTGCAAGACCATTTTCATAGCGTCCGGGTCGCCCTTTGTCGCTGCCACAATGACAGGATAAGGAACAAGGGCATTTTCAGGGTAGCCGGGTTGATTACCATTCGTCCCATTCATCAGCATTTTCCTCCAAATATTTTCTTAATTGTTCAAAAGAGCTTGTCCGTCTGTACTGTATTGTACTTCTCGGTGTATTGAGCAACTCTGCAATTTCTGTATCGCTCATTCCCTCGAAATAATACAGCAATATGGCTTTGCGCTTTTCTTCCGGCAAAGTACGGATTGCTTCAAGAAGCAACTTCGGCGTGATTTTCTTTCCGGCTTTTTCAAAGACGGTTTCAGCAGTTTCCCGTTTGAAATATTCATCAAAGGTATGTAGCTGTCGCGCTTCATCTAAGGTCATGTCGGAAAAGGTTACTTCCTTTGCCTTATGTGTACGAAGCTCTCTATGAGCGTCGCACGCTTCATTGTGCAATACCGCATTGCAATACTTCTGAAAAGAACATTGCTTATAAAACTCCCTGCTATTAGGTTCCACATTCTCACCTCCTTTCTCGTTGAAAGTTGGTGGTGCTTCCCCCTTTTCGCGGGGTAATACGGAGCTTTGAAAAAATGCCAAATATTTTCGGAAATTTTTTCAAAAATTTTTTTAAGCATACAAAATGCGCCCGTCCGAAAAGCCCGGACGGGCGCATAGGCATTGTAAGCAGTATACAGATGATTAGACAGTTCATATATATAAGCGTAGTTTCCCCCGGTGGTGGGCGGGCTTTTTTTGATAAGTCAATAACTGTCGGATTTTGTCGATATGCTTTTTGCTTCAT